CCTAGCGGCTGAAACATTTCCTGATCGGAGATCACCAAATGTGTCAGGGTCTATCAATATTACCTGCCTTAGTGATGTTCGGGAACCGTTCAAAATTATCATGAAAGGAATGAACAATGGAAGATTATGTATTGGATTGCGACATAGAATACACGCTGTACTTGTTTGAGCAACGAGCATTGTCGTTGAAGGGCGTAGCTCTTCATTACGACTGTGAGTGCTTTGAGCGTAGCGAAGAAACAATAAAATACAGAAGAATGAATGAACCCGCTGCCAACTGATCAGCCAGAAGCAAGGCAACCTCGCCAAGGGCGAGGCGCAAAGCGACCTTGCGTCTGTCTGATGCAGTCGGACGGTCGCGAAGGTGTCGAAAGACATAATGTAAAACAACTTATCAAATATGGAGAACACAATGGATAAGAATCAAGCAAAACTAATTAACTCAACACTTGAAAACGCGTACAAAGGAGCGGACAACGTATCACTAAGCGCAGCGTTAGCGCGCTTATGTGCGGAGATGTACGATCCGTACATGAAGCTGAACCAAGACACTGGTGCATACGAGGAAGTCAACAGCCACCAGTGGGAACAGTTCTTCTTCATGCAGAACATTGCGAACCACTTGTGGGCAGCAATGTATGACACACGATTATCCAAACCACGCGCGGACGGTAAACAGTACGTCAAGGGTGTAAGTATCAAGCTTGACTTGGCACAAGCTCACCTCAAGAAATGTGGTAAGAACTACGACGGTACAGAGATCGCGCTTGAGGCATTGGACAGAGCAGAGAACTGGGTGCAGCGACTCGAAGAGAAGCAAGCCATGTTCGAAGAGATGTACCACATGGTGGCTGACTTCATGGAAGTCGCATGCGGTATGGCTCACAAGCCATACGAACCATGGACGAGGGAGACGGAGCATGCGCCAGCAGCTCAGTCGGACAAGGAAGCAGAGATCGCTGCACGCCTTGCGGAGCGAGGCATTGAGATGCCATTGAACAAAGTTGCCAACACAGATGGTGTTGCAACTGAAGAGGTCGCCTAAGCGACCTCGCAGGGGCTTCGGCCCCTGCATTATCTCTTCATTACAACACTTAGCGAGGGGGCCAAGGCGCCTTCCAGTGGCAAGCTAAGAGGGGGTTGCAGTGGCAGTGGCAGCAGCGGCCCAACGTGCCACGAAATTCAAAATCAAAATCCAAAGGAGAACAGCAATGGATGTATCTAAAATCTTTATGGTCAATCAAGATGAGCTAATGGCACAGGTGGCTAAGCTTGTAGATGGGGCAATAGAAAAGCGACTAGAAACCTACGATGATAAAACTTTTAGGGATAAAGTTGCAGATATTATTACGCAAGAAGGCATCGCCTTCATGCACGATGATATTGACGAGGCAATCTCTGACTTCATTCGCAACCAAGTAACCATCGAGATTAACTGCTAACTACTTGACGTTACGTCACAAGGCAAAGTGACGTAGCGTAACTAATGTATTAGTTAATACAAAGCTGCATACTTGCAGTAATAACAACAATCCAAGGAGAACAACAATGGATGTAAGAGTGCACAATATCACAGAAGTTACCGAACAAATCAATGTTCACAATGGTGACTTAAAGTTTGTAACCAGAACGCTAAACATCACAGATAAAGATGGCAATAAGTATAGCTTAACAATGTTTTCTGATGACAAACGCAATCTAATAACACACGAACATAAGGAAGAAGTTCATGCTTGATATGACAAATGACTGGTCATTCCCAGTAGAAATGCAGCCTGTGTTTGACATGCACGGCAAAGAAATCAACGGTCAACAGTGCGTCATGCGCACTGATACCAACCAAGTGTTAGGTGTACACGGCAGCCGATACAAAGCTGTCAGCCACGATGATGTTGTCAATTCCATACTCGATGGTGTGTCACAAGCAGACTTGTCAAATGACTACACCGTTGACGTTGAGGTATTAGAAGATGGGCGCAAGCTACGCGGTCAGATTTTATTCAATGATCTAACAGTTGAACCCGCTGTCGGTGACTACACCAAATTCAAAGTAGACTTCTTTAATAGCTACGATGCATCTTGGTCTTTCTCTCAGCAAGCAAGCGGCCTCAGATTGTGGTGCCTCAATGGATGCACAACACCTGATGCAGTAGCTAAGTCACGTTACAAACACACTGCGTCTATCAACGTAGAGGGCAGCGCAAACAAAATGATCAATGGTTTGCAGCACTTCATGTCACGCAAAGAAGTGTGGCAATCATGGATGAGCACATCAGTAACAGATGACCAAGTCGAGACATTCTTCAAGAACACAGTAGCTAAAGCGTTCACTCGACAAAACCAGATCAGCAAGACCAATGATAAGCAGTTAGAAAATCTGCTTGGAATTTGGGCTGATGAAAGCAGAAGCTTAGGTCACAACAAGTGGGCTTTGTATAACACACTAACCTATTGGGCAACACACACTGGTGAACTACGGACACCACACACTGCCCGATACAATCGCGAATCTGCCATTGCATCTGCAATGCGCAATAAACTTTGGGAGTTCTCATGACACGCAAAGACTTTGTAATGATAGCGGATCGCATTGGTCCGCTACTATCACCGCAAGCACACATCACTGTAGCTGATGCGCTTGAAGAAACTAATCCTCGCTTCAATCGTGAGAAGTTTTTGAAACGAGCAATCAAAGCATGGGAGGATAAACACCTTGCACCAATCGATGATGAAATCATTTACTGAAATTGTTGCTTGCCCAGAATGTCTGGGCGATGGCACCCTAACATACGAGCGACCCGAACCTTGGGTCTCTCGTGATACACCGCCAAGCCTCGAAGAATACACCAAAGAATGTTGGGCATGTCATGGTACTGGTGAGACTGAGGTTGACGAGATAGACTTTTAGCTGCATGTTTGCAGCATGAAAGCATATCTCGATATAATAAAGAAAACCGCAGATGATTATGACATCAGCCTCTTGAAAGCATTCAAGTTTGCTGGTGTCCCAACATCTACTTACTACAGAACAATAAACGGAGATACGGAACTACGCTATGAAACAGCATTAAAGGTTAGCAATGCAGTCCACGACCTTCACGCGATACAACAAACCCGTGAGCATACCAAAAGATTACGAGAAGCTGGTGAAGATGTTAATCGACGCTCGATACGAGCGCGGATTAAGTCAAGAAAGATTAGCGCTTGAGATCGGATGTACAGTCTCGCTCATTCACAAATGGGAATCACACAAAAGAATGCCATCAGGGTTTATGCTTATGTGTTGGTTGGATGCATTAAACTATGACATCCAAGTCACGAAAAGGTAAGCAATATATTTACTGTGTTTCATGTGAAACAAGAACAGAATGGTTTGTTGCAATCTTGCGTAACGACCACAAAAAAACAATGAACAAACACTGGTTTGTTTGCCTTCATTGTTATGAGGAAGACAGATGGCAAACCGTAACAAGAGCAAAGGAACTTACCACGAAAAGTGGTTCGTCGATTGGCTCAACAAAATCAAAGCGAAGATCGAAGCGAAGCGCGTCCCCCTCTCAGGAAGCTTGGGAGGCGAGTATTCTGGGGACATCCACCTCTTCATCGACGGACACAAATTGGTAGGCGAAGTTAAGTATCGTGATACATCTAACTTCCCAAGCCCATTCAAAGTATTAGAAGGCAGAGACATTGCTTTCTACAAAAGACGGAGGGGAACTCCGCAAACTCTAGTCATAATGACTGGCGAACAATTCAAACAGCTAATGGAGAACAGCTATGGCAACCCTGACACAGAAGTTTAATCAATACCACAATGACAACCCACAAGTGTATGAACTATTCAAAAAGTTTACGTTCATGGCAATACGCAGAGGTCACAACAGATTGTCTGCATGGATGATTGCTAACCGAATCCGTTGGGAGACATCAATCGAAACATTTTCTGTTGAAGAATACAAAATTAGTAACGACTACATTGCGCTCTATGCTCGTATGTTTATGAGCGATTACCCAGAATACAACGGATTCTTTAGAATCAAAGAAATGAAGAGAGCTTAAAATGAAAGCAGTAGGAAAAGCTGTAGCTGAAGACGTTTGGACAGCAAGCGTCAGTCGCTCATCACACGAAATTTATAAGAAAGATCGTGAGGAACAAAAGGAACGCGCCAAATCATGGCGACCAGATAGCTTGCAAGTAAACGCAGAGCGCATCAAGCGCGGTGAACTTGTTGGCGAAGAATATCTTTGGGGCCGTCGAGCTGTGCAGATGATCAAGATGGGAATGGTGCTTGAGTCAACGCTAGAATTACATCGTCAATCTTTCCTTGAAGATTATAGATCACTGTACACAAAAGATTTTTACGACATCAAAGTCAAAGAGCTAAACACAAAACATTCTTTGGCTAAAGAACAGTATACGTTGACATAGCTGCACATATGCAGTAGTATAAATAAAAAACGGAGAACAAAATGAATCGCAAAGGCTTCATCGGAGGCAGCGATTGCGTCAAGATTATGCAAGGAGATTGGTACGATCTCTGGCAAGTTAAGACAGGTCGCGCAGAATCCGAAGACTTATCAGATAACATAGCCGTACAGCTTGGAGTATACACTGAAGACTTCAATCTTAAATGGTTTGAAAAACAACATGAAGTTGTACTTGCTGGTCATCAAAAAGAATTTATCGAAAAGATCGGCAGCGTAATGGCTAAAGGTACAATCGATGCAGGGATTCGCGGGCATCGTACAATTGTAGAAGCCAAGCACACAAATGCATTTACCAATATGGATGAGCAGATCGCTCGCTATATGCCACAAATACAGTTGTATTGCCGCTTAGCAAACTGTGAGGGTGCTTATCTTTCAGTAATTTTTGGCAATGGTAAATGGGAAAGTGCGCATGTCTCTTACGATGAAGACTATTTCAATTCAATGTGGGCGGTGGTGTCAGATTTCTGGGGTTACGTTATTCGCGATGAAGAGCCGATTGGTGTTGATGTCCCCACCATCAACACAAACTCCATTGAGATTGACGACATGGTCACACGTGATGCATCGCTCGACAACCAGTTCGTCGACGCAGCCGTCACTTACGTTAATGGTCTCGAACAAAACCGAACATTCGAAAACGCAAAGAAAGACTTAAAGAATATGGTCGCAGATAATGAGCGCGAGGTTTACTGTGACTATCTAACAATCAAACGCGACAAACGCGGAGCCTTGCGCATAAATAGGAGAACAAAGAAATGAGTAAGAATGTAACTAGCCTATTAATCAAAGCGCGATTGGATATACAACCACCCGCTAAGACTGGCACCAACCCACACTTTCGCAGCCGTTATGTAACGCTCGAAGGTTGCATCGAGGCCGTGACACAGCCACTTGCCAATCATGGATTCTTCCTTAGCCAACAGCTAACAACATATGATGGCGGCAACTATGTCAGCACAGTACTAATACATGAAGACTTTCCTGACTGGGAAATGGTATCTCATGTGCCACTTGTACTCGGCAAGAATGACATGCAGGGATTGGGTAGTGCCATTACCTACGCTCGTCGGTATGGCATCATGTCATTACTTAATCTTCCTGCAGAAGATGACGATGGCAATCAAGCCTCGCGCT